TATAACTGAATTTTTAAATATATCAAATTATATGTCGAAAACACTGCGGGTGGGCGGGTGGGTGCGCAGCAGCCCACCGATATAGGTGGTGGGGGGTGGCAAAATTGTTCGTTATCTTTTTGCCACCGACTTTAAGTACCTAACTTAATTCACAGTAAACAAGGTAAGTTATAAATACAGAAACAGTCGCGAAAATAAAACTGATTCCATATACTAAGACTCCTATAAATATTTCTAGAGTACTAGCAAAATAAAATAAATCCCAAGCGACG